CCACCACCATATAAACCGCCAGAACCACCCGGAGCATGTTCTATTCCATTGCGCTCCCTGACAGTCTGTGCAGCACCATTACTACCATTAGAACCACCGTTGCCATACGAATAAGAATCCCAAGAATCTGGACCTGATCTATAAGAGGCTCCACCGGCACCACCACCACCACAATGCGGCTTATCGGCCCACAATGAGTAAGTTGTATCGCCAAAGGGGTATTTAGATAGACCATCACCTGTGCCTTTGTTACCACCACCAGTGCCACCATTTTTACCAGACACGGCGCTAACACTTACGTCCCCAATAGACGAAGCACCCTGAGCTGCTCCGACAACGACTGCTCCGCCCTCAAATGCTTCTATGACTTGATTTTTCATGTACGCACCCGCACCACCACCAGTATACGTATAACCCTTATCACCAGCAGTTCCATTCGCGCCACCACCTACAACGCACACCTCGCAGTTGACAGGCTGCTCTATGCTTAATGTGCCGCTGGATGTAAACGCCAAAAGGCGGTATCGTGCGCCGTCTGACATCGTTACCATGCCGTAATCAGTGTGAGCGCCGGTGTAGGTGATGGAGAGGGCGGAGATGTCGATGCCCGTATCAGGCTTATACTCGCGCAAAACATAAGGCCCGCTGCCTATCGTGCCAGCGGGCTTGTACGGAATTAACTGTATGCTCATGCCCGACTCTCCACCACATATATGTTGTTTGTAGTATATGTTCCGTCCGTAACGCCGGTAAAACAATAGCACCGGCCAAGGTTGGCCTCCACAGCCTTTGCGCTGAGCTCATCGGCAGTAGCAACGTCAACAACGCCCTGTGTTATAGCCTGTACAAGCGCGGGATATGCGTCAATCCTCGCTGATTCGGCCACGGCAACGCCTTTGCCCTGTATGGCGGCCTTAAGGTCTGTTTTAGCCCCGCTTATGCGGGTAAGTTCCGTTTGTACACCCATAGGCTCATATAGCGGCCAGCGCCGTTTCTATATCATCGGTCAGCGATACCGTACCGCCTGATGTATAACCCGCCGGCACTTCGTATGACGTGACGGTAAGCCCATCGATTGTCGCTGCTATCGCTCCGTTATTCGCCATCGTGCCGGTAAGCTTTTTAGCCTTCTTGCCGGTGCTGTCATAACCATATACTATCTTGCCGTCAAGTACGTCTGCCGCCGTGCCGGTGCTGTCAGAGGTGTCGGCATATTTCTCCGGAATAGCCGCCACGGCCACCTTGCCAAGCACCTTGCCGGTGGACGGCGTTATATCCTGCGCTTCCGCCGCAGGAGTGGCCGCCTTTTCCTCCAGCACAATCTTTACCTTGCCGCTGCCGCTGTGTATGCCGGAGGGGACGGTGTATTCCTGATTGCCTGTGGCGGCGTCAAGCGTTTTATTCACGCTGCCATTGTCGGCCAGCGTACCGGCTACCTGCTCGCCCTCGGCTGTAACTATTATTTTATTGGCTCTTACGTCACCCGCCCCTGCCGTTACACTGGAGGTATCCTGATACGCTTCGGGAATAGCGTTTACCGTAACCGCTGATAATCCATAGTAGCCCTGGTCGGGAGCAACATTCTGCTGCGATTTGGTCGGCGTTACGGTTTTGCTCTGAAGATTATAGCTGCCGCCGCCGGCAACGCCCTTTACCGTGCCGGAACCGTTATGATACCCTTTCGGTATGGTGTACGTTTCTCCCTCCTTCACGTTCGCGTCTACCGCGCCCTGATTGGTTATGCCGTCTATAGCCGTAGCCAATACATCTAATTTGTCAGTGCTGGTCGCAAGTCCTACTGCAACCAGCCATGTGCGTATTTTGTTTCGCGCCGTCTGCAATCTTGTAAGTTCAAGTTGTGTGCTCATTTATGCCTCCCTTATATAGTCTTTAATAGCGCATTTATGTTGCCCACTTCCACATATACCGCCGCCGAGGTTATAGGCAGCGTGTTATCCTGCTCCATTTTATCCGCCGTATCAACGGACAGGGTATTTGTCTTAGCATCGAGTTTCAGTCCGTGTCCTATGGTGTATGCCGTACCGCCGCCGCCCGTTTGCCTAACTTCATTTATTGCCGCCACAAGGCTGCTCTTGTCCTCTGTGGTCAGGTCGGCAAGATTACCCATGTCTGCCCGCAGCTGCTCCTCGACCGTGGGCGGAATTGCAGGGAAGGGATTACCCTCCGTACCGCCTGTCGGGGCTACGCTGATATGCACTACGTTTGTGGTAATGCGTGGGATTACTTCACCGTCCCGCGCGGAGTTGCCCACAAGCCATACGCACCAGTCGCCCGCACTGAGGTTAAGCTGCTGCTTAGCGGTTATCTCCCCGCCTGTCACGGGCACTTCATGGACCGTGCAGCCCTGCCCAAACATTGCCTTTATCTCGCGCCCCGTCCAGTCCTCCGTCTCGCAGTTTACCTTCGCGGTAAGGTACTGTACGGATTCGGCGGCAAGGGGTAGATAGTCGGCGGTCAGAGATTGGTGGTTAGCGGTTAGGGTAATGTTGCAGGTCATGCTTCGTTCTCCTTTTCCGCTTTGTCCTCAAACTCTCCGTTATATAGCCGTTTGAGCGATTGCAACACGCCGCATTTAGCTTCAACGTCCCGATATGATATTACGGGCATGGTCTGCTCCAAAGTGGCGTATATGCTCTCGATAACCTGTTTTTCGGCCTTGTTCATATAAGTCTCCTTTCTTCCAAGTTTTTCACACGCTTTTCAAGTTTTTGTATTGCTTCAATGGCAAGCAGTGACAACTTGCCATATTCCACGCCGTCAGGCTCGCCGGCATCATTTAGGCACACAGCATAGGGGAATACTTTATACAGTTCTTCCGCGATAACGCCTATCTGCCGCCCTGCGTCGCTGCCGGTTTTATTGTTAAATGTCACAATGCGGACTTTGCTTATATCGCTAAAGTCCGTTTCAGTTGCAGCGAGTATGTTCTTTTTGTATCGTCTCGATGATGCAGTTGGGTGGCGGTTAGCTTTAACTTGGTCCCAATAATAATCGCCTATGCCAACGTTGCCAACGCCTGCGCCGGATGGCACTATACATATCTGTGATGCTATTCTTGGTATCCACCCTATTTCGACCCCGTAAACGGATATATAATCATACCCAAAATGGACATACCCACCCGCAGCGTCAAGGGATGAAAAGGTACCACTCGCGGCTTGCAGCGTTCCGGTAAACGTCCCATCAGCCGCGCTCAGGTGCTTAACGTACAGAGCATCAACATCGATACGCGCTGCCGCTACTTTTCCCGTGGTTATGCGCCCGCCGTCAATCTGCGTTGTTCCCCCCGCTTTCAGGGAGTTTATGGTGACATAGCCCGTCAAGTCAATTTTGCTCGCGTTTATGCTCACGCTCTCCGCGCTCTGATTTATGGTGGATATGATGTTGTCCTTTGTGACGGTGCTTTGTACGCCCTCGGCGGTAATTTTTAGCTGTGTCTGCATGGTCTGCGTCCATGTTGTGGGTATGCATACCGTGCTATCGGCAGTCCATGTGTCCCCGACAAGCTTCTTTATCTCGCCCGTTGTGGGGTTATACCAGTATTCCCCTTCCTTGGCGTTGTTGGGCTGTGTGCTTTGGTTGTAGTCGGGGTATATGGTCAGCTTCCATGCCGCCCCGTCCCATATGCGCAAGTCAGTACCGTCAAACCATTGGTAGCCCTCTTTTGCCGCCTTTTCATCGTCCGTCCAGTCCGTTGACGGGTCGGTTTTCGACAAAACGGGGGTGAGGTACTCGATGCGGGTAATGGTGTTTACGGTTTCGTCAACCGTTCGGGTCAGTTCGTTTGTCCTGCCCTGTATCTGCTGTATCTGTTGGGAAATGCCGTACTGCTCCCGATGCTCCTTTTGCCCCTTGGCTTCATAGGTATCCAGCAGGGCGGCCTCGCCCGTCATTGTGCGCTTGAGTATATAGGTGTCAAATGTCCCGCCGTTGCCCTCGGCGAATTTCACCGTCACCTTGTCACCCGGTTCAAGGTATGGCCGCCCCGCTATAACCGTTTTGTGCGGCCTGTACGGCTTGTTGGCTATCGCGTTGTATACATTTTGCGCTATGGTGGTAAGCTCCGCCGTGGCCTTGCCAAAGCATAAGAAATTGCCCTGAATTATATACGGGTTATCCTGCACGGTTGCGGGGTAGTGCCCGCCCACATCATCATCGGTTGCCCGTATGATAACGGCATTAATGCCCTTGCAGTCGTATTCCTCGCGGGTGCTGTCGGGACGGAAGGTGTAATCGTATTGGCTGTAATCAAACGTTTCGCACGCGGTGCTGCCAAGCGTCACCCAGCGGAGCTTATTTATCGTTCCCATGAATGAGATATCCCAATCCGGCGGTACGGCTGCCCATAGCTCTATCTTAGGCCAGCAGCCGTTGAGCTCGCAGCACGCGGAAAGGATATCGCGCCCCGATATGGACGTTGCGGACATTGTGCGGCTTATGGTCATGCTGTCGTTGGGCAGTGTTACGCTCTCAAATTCCACGCCGCAATATGTGCATAGGCTCTCACGGAACGCTTTAAGGGTAAGCCCGTTGAAGTCAAGGCCGTTGTACCAGTCGGAAACGTCTTTGTCGAAAAGGCTCAGCGCGTCATATGCCGTAATAGTCTTAAACTTGGTCGTACCCTCGCCTTTAACCCCGGCAATGTAAAATTCAGCGACATAAGGAGACCCCATTTCAAACACATTACTTGTATCCCATAGATATACCGTTATCTTGTGGCCTATCGCATAATCCCAGATACGCCCTTTAACGTATCCGTCCAGATGTTGGCTATACCGCTCTACCTCACTTACTTCCTCGCTATCTTCGACAATCTGTATTTCAAGTGCTGCGGGCTGTACCGTGCCATATTTGATGGTTTCCGCATCGGATATGGCCTCGTCTATCTTGGCGGAGTTCCCTACAATCTCGCCAGGCTCTATTCTGTAAGCTATTTTAACTTCCCCCGGTTCGGGTTCGGGTACGTCCGGTTCGTCAGGTTCGGGCGGGGGCGGCACCCATGTATAATGCCCAAGTTCAATTTCTGCCTTAATTTGGCGTGAGTCGCTATCCCGCCATTTCGCTTTTGCTGTATCAGTCCAGCTTTTCATGCGCCCTCCTTAGTATTCGATTAGGTGATACTCAACCGAATCATATACGATATCGTTCCCCATAATCCGCTTTATGGGGTAGGTAACATCGGGAATATAAAAGGATCCCGTCTTATATATGTTATCCTCGTCATTCCAGTACGTCAGGGTTACCTTGCGTTCCCGCGCGTTGGTCATTGCCCCATTAAAGAACGCCTGTATTTCCTGCTTTTCAGCAAGCTTTAGGTCGTCAATCGTCTTAAAGACTATCTTTGAGCGGTCATGCGGAACGACGGTTCGGTGCAAATTGCCTTTGCTGTCCTGATAGCTGTCGAGGTCTTGCCGTTGGCTCGGCGTGGTCTGATATGTCGATATCTGTATATACTTATGCGGGAACGTTGTCTCAAACGCTTTCATCAAGAATCCTTCAAATGCCATTGCTTCACTCTCCTAAAATCGGATATCGCCCCGTGCGGCGTATGTCGCGCTTTGAGTAGTCAACCACGCTGTCATATACTTTTTGACCGTCAAGGAAAACTTGAACGTTCATGTTGCCGCCCATGCCGCTCTCCTTTAACGCCTCTTTCAGCGCTTGTTTCATGGTTGATAACGGCGATACAATTTCGGTTTCGCGTTTGTTATCGCCCAGCATGGCTAAAAACTCGCGGTTTGCGGGTACAACCGTGCCCTCTGCCAGTCTCGGCAAATGCACTTCCGGCAGGAGCGCAACTCCTCCCCAATCCTTGCCGATAACCCCAGCCGCCCACGTTACGACCTTATTAAACCCGCCAATTATGCCGTTTATAGCTTTAATAACGCGGTTCACAATACCCTCCACCATGGATATAACGCCGTTAAAAATGCTCTTTGCAAATGTCGAAATAGCTTCAAAAGCAGTAACGAACGCATTTTTGATTTTGTCCCACGCGGAGGTAAAAAACTTAACTATTGGTTGTATTACGTGCTGGTTAAACCACCCCGCCACGGCGTTCCATATTGGCTTTATTACCTCCCACGCCTCCTTGAATATGCGGGAAATGTCCTCGCCAAGCTTCTTGAAAAAAGCCACAACGGGCTGGATAACGTTTTGGTCAAACCACTCCGAAACGATTTTCCAGACGGCTTGAATAATAATCCAGCAGCCTTCAAATACCGCTGCCGTCCTCTCTGCCCAACCTCTGAAAAATTCGACAAGGGGAGTTATTATATTATCGTCAAACCATTGCACCACGGGCGCAAAAATCTCTTTGACTTTCTCCCATATGCCGACAAAAAAGGCGCTTATTTTCTCCCAAACACCCTGGAAAAATGCGGATATTTCGTCCCAGTATTTGTATACGGCAAGCGCAACACCGGCGATCGCAGCGACAACCAACGCCCACGGGCTAATCAGCAATGCAAGTGCCGCGCCTATTGCGATTATTCCCGCCTCTATTGCTACAAATGCTTGGTCTGTTAGCTCGCCCTGTTCAACCCATTCCTTAATGCCTATTACAATAAGTGCAATGCCGTCAATTATAAGCCCGATAGCGCCGCCAACCTTGCCAAACAGCACAGCAAGGCCGCCAGCAAACAAGGCCGCCCCCGTGAGTATCTGGATTAAATTATCCCAATTAAGTCCTTCATTCCATGCGTCTAAAAAGCCGGTAACGCCAAGCACAAGGCCGGATATTGTCATAAACCATCCTATGCACTTCTTTAGGTCAGCGCCAAATGCGCTTGCTATCTTCCACGCACCAAGTCCTGCGGCTATGGCAAGCACCCATCCGCCGATTTTCTTCATTATACCCTCAACTTTTTCGAGATAGCTTGTATCAACCTCGAACGTGGGCGTTGTAACACCGCTGCTCCCGCCCCCGCTGCCAGTATCCTTGTTGGATGATAGGTTATTTATCTCGTCAAACGCCGCAAGGGATAGTTTGGCCTTGTCTGCCGCCTTGCCAGTGGCTTCTATCGCGTTAGCTTCTTTGTATAGGTTTTTCGCATTTTTTGAGCTTGCCGCAAGGCTCTTGCCAGTGAGCCACGAAAAAAACGCCGCAACCCACGTTATAACCTTGGCAAGCACATTTACAAATTTTGTCAGCCACGGTAATATGGTCTCCCATATCGGTTGAAATGCCGTAAGGAGCGCCCCGCGAAGGTTATTCCATGCCGCCGTAAACTTCTTTGACGTTTTCAGGGCTTTGCCCAAGTAGTCGCGGAATGCGTTTAAGGCTTTCAGGATAACATTAAACACCAAAACTCGCTGGGCAAGCCTAACAAGCCGTTTCTCAAGCCCGCCCATCTGTTTTTCAGACTTTTTCGCCGCCTTGCCTATTCCTTCGGTTTCCTTGGCTGCCTTCTTCGCGGCTTCTGCCGCTTTTTCTGCGCTGGATGGGAGTTTATCTGTAGCTACGGCTACATCATCTGCGGCTTTTTGCATCGTCCGCAGTTCTGCCGTAGCCTTGGACAACGCTTGCTGCGCATTATATACACCAACGGCGGCTTGTTCGGTGTTGAATCCTCGGAACCCCGCCTCTTTATATACATCTTGCGCAAGCAGTAATTCTTGTTTTAGCCGTTCTACCTTTTTTACTTGTGCTTCTATCGCCCGCGACGTTTCATTCACACTATTTGCAGCAGCTTTATTGGTTTTGTCGAGTTGCTGCACTCCTTTTTCAAAGCCGCTTGTGTCCAATGCGGTATCAAAAATTATGCTACCGTCTGCCATTTTGTTTTACTCCTCTGCTGCAAAGGCTTCACATAATGCTGCAAGGCTTTCCTTGCTCGTCCCGTGCTGTTTACTCTTTATGTCGCACAAGTCACGGTTCGCGTTATAAAACTCTTGTTCCCATTTCTCAAGCTTCTTGCCTTTGGCTTTTTTATTGCGTATATTGACGATGTTGGCAAAGGTGCTTTCGCCGTCTATGGCGTCAAAATAGCCGATAAATGTCCACCAGTGGCAATATTCATCGGCGCGTATTTCCCGCCCTGCAACTTTGTTTATAGCCGATACCATATAGGGGAAATCCTTGTCCCAGTCAATAACGCGCGGGCGTTTTGTGTTGCCCTCGTCCCGCCCACACGCTATAAACTCCGCTGCCGCCTTTAGCCCCTTCTCCCAGTCCGTCACCGCGTAAGCGTCAACAAAAAAAAGGCGCATCATGGCGATGGCCTTTTCTCTGTCGGTAAAATCATCATCGTTCAAGGCGGATATTATATCCAATATGACGCGATAATCTGACCTGATGGGATGTTCAATTCCGTCAATATTTACGCTCGTCGGAAGCGTGTAGTTCATTTATTGTATTTGGCAATGAGGGCTTCCAGTTTGGGGTTTTTCGCGTTCTCGCGCTCCGTTACGGTTTCATCACAGTTTGCCATTATTGCAACCAAGAATCCAAGCCATAGCGGGCAGCCGTCACCGGTGATTGCATTTGTGGCTTGCCCCTCAAAAACTATTTCCGATACGGGCGTAGCAAAAATGCCGTCTATAATCTTACGTATTTCAAGGTCTGCCTCGTGTGCTATGGCCATCATTTTAGCTGCTTCCGGTGCTTTATCGGCTTGCAGGCTATACTTGCGCTGCAAAGCGTCAAGCTTCAGGTAGCCGTCATACAGTCTGTGTATGAAGTTCAAGTCAGAAGGGTTAAAAGAAACGACCCTGTTCGGGTCGCCGTTTATGTCGAATGTTTTTATGCCAGTTTCAAAAGATAGTGTTGCCATGTTATCTCCTTAGTTTCCTGTCTTGTACATTGCTTTTTTGGTCATTACCTCGGCCGCGCCTTCCGCAGAGGTCTTATTCCAAAACATACTCGTCTGAGTGTATATTTTGGCGCGGTCGTGGCGTGTCTTAATTGTCACTCGCACATACGCTTTAGGGCTGCCTCCCTGATAAAACAAAAGCGGGTGTTCGCCGATAGGCAGCAAAAGGTTAATCCCTTCGCCGCGTCTTATCTTGCACAAGGTCTTCCCCGCCTCTTTGACAATCAGCCTTACAAGCGGGTCGGAACTCGATTGGATATACTGTATTGATACGTTGTGCTCGGTTATAAGCCGTTGCATACGATTATAGCCATCGCGCGCCCTATCATTATTAACGTCAGCGTCAAGCGCACGGTTATAGTAGATTTCTGCGTTATCTGTATCACCAGCACGCTCATATTCCTGCGCCCGAAGAACATAGTTGTTAGCTTCCCATTCACGATTAACCTTAATTGTATCGGGGATTTGCTGCGCCTCCTCAACTTTTAATCGTGTCCCACAGTATGGGCAGAAAGCAAAGTTCCTATCCGTGTTTATTGTAATGTCGCCATTGCAATTTGGGCACTTCAATTCAACTATTCTCACGATTTAATACCCCCACAGAATTGATGCTCTATTATCGCCCCTGCGGGGGTATGTTGTCAAGCGGGGATTTATATTGCGGCGGGAGGATAAACGCCGCACAGCCCCGTTGCAACGCCTTAGGAAACCGCTGTGAATGTCACGGCGTAGGTAGTCCAGTTATAGGACACGTTAAACTTTTGCACCGCGCCGAACGGATTGACGTTGAAGGGAATCTGGAAGCCGGAAGTATCGCCGCCCATGGACTGCGGGATTATCCAGCAACGCTGTACATATGCCGTGCCCGTGGCCGTGGTGGTTCCTTCGGTGAAGGTGTTGAGTTCGCACTTGGCGTAATAACCCGTGTTGTTTGCCTCGCTGAAATCCTCGGTCATGGCGTTCTTGACCAGAGTTTCATAGATAGCCTCATCCGCATCGGCGTAGAAGGTGTCAACGGATACTTCCGGTTCATAGCCGTTATGCACAAAGCGCGATTCGCCGAGGACATTCTTGCTGGTGCTTGTGTCGGGGTTCATCTCATGGGACAAATCGTCCGTATCGTGGCCGAGCACGCTCCACTGCGCCGCCGAAAGTTTCTCTACGGAAACGGTTGCGTCCGTGCTGTATGCTACGGCCTGTAAAAATGCTTTTCTGGGTTTCTTTGCCATTTATAGCCTCCTGTAAGTGACTTTAATGTTTATCTGATAGCGGGCAACATTCGCGCCCGCCTGTGTCGGGTTTGCCGTTAGTGTCGGGACAAGGCTTTGTATAGTCCCGTCCGCCCATTTAGGAAATTTGCGCGCCGCGTTCTGCGCTATAATCCAGCTCACAATTTTCTGATATATCCCAAGGTTATCCGCGTTCCGCTCTATGTCCGCGCCGTAATTCTCGCTTGAGCATAGGATATAGTCCACGGACTGTATATCATCGGGTACATATTCGCCAAGGACGTTCTCGCGATATCTTATACTTGATGGCACAGAATATATCGCGTACTCAGCCGCGCTTCCGTCCATGTAATCAATGGATATGGCCGCGTTTTGAGGTATGGCGGGGCAACCGAAAAGCCAGCTCCGCAACTGACTAATATTGTTTATTTGCGGCATCCTGCGCCTCCTTCAAAATATCCTTGCCGTGGTCGGCCTTCATGCGCTCAAACCAAAACGCCCCGCGCATCGGTTCTCCGCGATAGTGCAGCTCGCGCCCTGTCGGGTGCTTCGGCTGTCCCTTGGGTGAGAAAAAGCCCACAAGCTCCCCGCCCTCAAATCGCGGGATATTGGGGCCGTATACCTCGCCGTAGTACAAGTACCGCGCCCGTGGGTCATTATACACGATTTTGCCGGGGCTTGAATCCTGCCGCGCCTTGTTCTTGAAAACGCCCGTTTCCATTGGCACATAGGGGTCTATGTACCGTAAAACGGCATTATCAATCGCCGCCTGTACCTTGCCGCCGCTTTCAAGGTTACGGTCGCGCAAAAGCTGTTCAACGCTTTTGTTCCACTTAAATTCAGCCTTTATAATCATGCGCCAAGCACCTTTATATGCGGGGCATTCGGGGCGCGGCGATTATCAATAACGGCGGTCACGGTCATAACATCGGGCGCATATTCCTCGGCCATTGCGGGGGTGTATTCCACGTCCCCCTTTACCATGTAATCACCCGTGTGCAGCGTCCATTTGTCCCCGTAGCCCGTTGTATCGGGTATGCGGACTATGAATTGCCGCGCGGTCTGTAAGCCGTCATTGGTCACGCTGGATATGTCCTTGGCGTACCATGATACGCCCCGTAGCAGGGTCTTTCGCCATGTGTACCCGCGCTGACCATCAGGCAGCTTATTGAAAAGGCTTGCGGTATCATTGCACAGCTGCATTTCACGCACCTCCGCTATATAGCAGGGCAACGCCGTTATCATCGGTCACACCCGCCAAATACTCGTATATGAGCGCTTTCTCTTTCTGACCGCTATACCTGAGATATTCGGAGGTATGCGTGTTTACATAGGTTTCGCTATATCCGTCCGTGCTGAAAGACGCAACGGGCGCGGTGCTGTTTGCGGCGGTTGCGCTCAGGGCTTGCGGGTGTATCATCTCAAACATGAGCCGCTTCACGGCCTCGGGCACTTCCCGCATATGCTTTACGCGCCCGAAGGTGTATAAGTCAATCCTTCTGCGGGCGGCGTATTCAAGGCGGCTGTATTCTTCCGCGTGTATAGATATATCGCCGCCAAAGCGGATATACTCTTGTAGGCTCAAATACATATTCGGGCACATTCTTGCCTCCTTAACTCGGCGGGGTTTTTGCCCCGCCGCATTCACAGATTATTTCAGGGTAACGGCCTCGTTGACGGC